ACTTTTCTTTATTAAAGTCCCAACATACACCGTCATTGGCCGATGGATCAATATAGGTAGTGGCTTGTTCAGCAAGTTGTTTAATTCGTTCGTTCATTCTTCAACTCCAAAATGTTGTTTAATTAAATCAAACGCTTGACCTCTACTAATCATATCACGCAACATAGGACTTAACGCTACACCACATTCTTTCACTATCAATTCAGTAAACTTTTGAACAAATTCTCTGCTACCACTACCCGTCATATGACGTTGTGTCTCTACAACCAAATCACTAATTAATTGTTCGTTCATTCTTCAACTCCGAAATGTTTTCTAATAGCAATGATAGGATGCTCATAGTTGTATTCAGCACCGTCTGTAAACACCACCTTACCACGATAAGTTGAGAGTATGTCCGTTACTTCGATTAGAATCAACTCGGCGAACTTTTCGATAGCTTCTTGTTCATAGGTGCCTAATTCATCCCAGCATCCCTGTGCAGTAAGTCCCGCATGATACATCAAGTCTTCAAATCGTTTGTTCATGCTAGTACTCCTGTGTAAGGGCGGTTCAACCATGCACTGAAGGTCTCGGCCTTTTCGCTCAACTTCACCAACTCATACTTGCCACAGAAGCGAAGGAAATGTACACCGACGGTCGGGGTGATAGTTGTGCGAACACTTTCTCGAATACGTTGATCCACAGCATCTTTGATTTCTTGGGGTTGTGCAGTAAGATCAATCAGGGTGCGGTTCCTCTCAAATGCATCTCTAACTCGCACTTCCTTACCATCATAGTCGATAAATCGGCTAAGCATAAACGAATTGTAATGAAATCCTTGCTTGTGACGATCTTCGAACGCCTCTCGGATTCCAATTTTGTTTTTAGTGCCTTTTTCTCTGGCACCTGGGTATGATGGATGTACATTGTCGGATGTATCTCCTCTGACTAATTTTTTAAAGAGACCGTACTCAGGATCTTCCAACAGTTTAGGCTCTTTAGTTTTCTTATCAATAACAGGCCGACCATTCTCTTTGAGATAACCAGTGAGAGTTACAAGTTCTCCGGCCACGCCCGAGTATCTAAAAACTTTGTCGGTTATTAATTGGTCATAATCTGTGTCCGTTGAGATGATAAAATGTTTATCTGCTGGATGCAGTGCGATAAATCTTGCAATCATGTCATCGGCTTCAGCACGTTCATGCCTTAGGACACTTGCATTAGTTTTCTGTGAAATATAATCTGTGAAAACTTGATACGTTTCCCAAAATTGGCGTGACTCTTCCAATTCTTCTTCAGTAACTGATTGTTCATCAACTACACGATTCCTCTTATAAGGTGCGTACAGATCACGGCGAAACGATCTACCCTCTAAGCAGAAGACAACGTGATCGATCTTATAACGCTGGACCGCTTGGTTCACTGAAGCGAGGGTGATATGCAATGCTTGTGCTACCTTTTCTTCTGCGGAAGCACCACGTGATGCTACGTGGCGTGCTCTAAAAAAAGTGTTTGCCGTATCGATGAGTGCGTATGTTGTCATGTGTCTATTATATACGTATATTTAGAAAAAGTCAATCCTTTGCTTTACCAAAAGTGTATGTGTTTAGAAAATCCTTTTGTCGTTGTGTCTTTAACATGTGAACGTTCGGGCATACTGTTGCATGATTAGATGGGTCATTATTATAACGATTACCATCAATGTGGTCAACTTGCAATGTAGTTTTCCAATCATTGATAAAATCACCTAGCTTAGAAGTATCATCTCCATATTGATTGATGTAACCCTTAATTGCTTGTTCAAAGCAAGTACCTTTGCAGGCTTCGCAGTGGTCCTTTCGAAACAACGAGTTTAGTTGTCCTCTGTCGAAAGCGAGCCGCAAGCCCGATACTAACTTTTTTGGGTCTTTGCCCCCAAAGACTCCTTTAAGAATGTAATCAATGCCATCAATCATTTCAAATGTATCTTCTGTGTAGAATTCTTCTACTAATTGCATCAGTTCAGTATCTTGCGGAAGAATAGCAAACGAGGTAGACAATAATGAATAATAAGAACACACCAAAGATTTCACCTCATCGGACACTTTCATTTTGCGAATAAACTCAATTCCCAGTTCATGATCTCGGAAGAAAGGCAAACGACAAGTACGTGCAACAAACTGTGTATAACTGTTATGAATCTTTTGTTGTGCAGGGACTTTGCAAACTACTGCTGTAATCAATCGAGGAATATTAATACCCATCTTACCTGAATCAACAACAACCATTACAAGCGGTCGATTTAGATAAGCAGGGCTATTAGCCAATTTAATGCCGTCACTCATGCGCTTGATAGTCTTACCATCAAAATGTTTTTCCTTAGATGTAGAAACAAACAATACCGCATTGATTCGTTTGACAAACTCCTTAACGTCTTTCATTACTGCATCAATTGGAATACCATTAACTGCATTGTTGCGTCCCAAACTAATAATGATGCCGGGCATCATTTTAGGCATCTTGTCCGACACCGAATCCCAAGTGTCTTGTGGAATCAAAATCTGTTGATTGCGAATCTCATTAACTTGCCACGCAAATGTCTTGTAAGCGGCTTCTAATGTCTCGTACAAATCTTCACGATTGCCGTGATATTCAAACTTAGTGAATGCGTTTGATTCTTTGAATTTAGGCATTGTAGGTAATTGTATGTACTTGTCAGCACCAACCAATGTCTTCATACGTTGAGATTGCGTAGGTGTTGCAGTCAAGTGAATGACAACAGTACCACTATCCATCATTGCAGTCTGCATGTCAAACCATTTGGGTTCCCAGTTATTATTAGTAGTTCCTTGGTCATCTTTAGTAGTTGACTTATCAGGTACACCTAAACCACGATGTGCCTCATCATTAAAAATCAGATCAGGCAACATCAAATCAAAGTCATCAGGATTTGCAGGATCATAATTTTCATATAGACCGTACATGTACTGTGTAGTCATAAAGAAATAACGAATGTCACCCGGCAAATCAATATCATTTTCTAATGAATACTTTAATTGCTTACTGTCGTAAACTTTGACTAGCTTGTTACCGATGTAAGTACCATCGTACTTCATCATGCTTTCTAGAGGCTCGTCAACACATTCTTGTGATGGTGCCGCAAAGAAAACATTTTTGATTTTCTTAAAATGTTGTGCAATGAGAATTGCAGTGTAATTGGTAATAGTAAAACTTTTACCACTACCAGTTGGAGCCTGTACAACGATGGCTTTTTTTGTTACTGATTTTAAAAACTTAGTTATTGCATCAATAATATTATCTACCAAATATTCTTGTTGCAGGGGTTCAATACTGGGAATTGAGATTTCGTCAACTGCTAATGCTACTGCTGTTTTATTTCGCTTCATTTTTTACCTATAAGTTGTTGAACATTATGGCCATTATAGAGCCAAAAGGATTTGTTGTCAACTTCAAGAATTGACAGTTATGAAAGGACTCAATTCCTCTACAGTGTATTCTGATACTGCATACACCCAAGTTACTGGAACATTAAGTACTGCGGAGATTGTTGCAGGGTGGTCGCCCTTTTCCAACATTTCCTCGATTGTGATTTCCAAGTCTGCCATTTTACTCATTACGATTTACTCACATTAGATTTAAACAAAAAGCCACATAGCACTGTCAGTCCCCATGCCTGCAACCAAGACACCTCACTAACACCTGCAATAGCACCAACTAAACAACCATTCCAAAGCATATACACCGGCCAACTCAACAAGAAACTGAGAGCTAGCAAGCCCATAATACCTAGGACAACTACACCAACTACACCTGCAATCTTTTCCATGATTGTTCCTTATACAAGTGTCAACATACTAGCGGGTACTTTCCAAACACCACTAGTGAATGAACCGGGAGCTTGCGTATCAACTAAGATAAACTTACGATTGATTTTTTTAACAGAGCCAACCATTGTGCCCCGTGTAGAACTTGTAAACGTAACCTTGGATCCGATTGTCAATACCGATTTATTACGCACCACTAGTTGGGCACGTGCAAAACGAATTGCATCGGTGATGCTGTTCAATTCTTCATTAGTAAAGTCACCCTGCATGATAGCAGTATTAATTTGCTTGATGTTCATAAGAACTCCTTTTGATTGAATAAGACTCTATTGTATAGCCAACACCATTAAATGTCAAATTTCGGTGCGGTTAGGATGCTTGTCTTTACGACGGTACTGAACCTTAGATTGTACAACCTTAGGCTTAAAAGGTGTGTTGTCAGAAAACAACACACGATGAACCCGATGTTTGGGTTGTTCAATTTTGAATGATAGTATTTGTCTTTTCATAACCCATAGTATAGCACAATGGGTATTTATTGTCAAATTTATCGTCCGGTAGTGTAGTGCTTGCCCTTTGGGCCTTTAGAAACAAAAGTTCTACCGTATAGATCGCCTTGATACTCGTCATTCTTCGGGGAATATTTGAGGATCATTTTGATACTTTTGTTTAGACTTACGCTTAACAATAATTGTGGTTTGTGGTCTAAGATATCAGCCGTAACTGTTTCTCCGTTGTCAACGCATTTCACTGCACATGTTTCATCATACCGTACCATCTTCCCCACCAATCGTAAATTCAATGCGTTTAATATTTTTAATTGTAAAGCTACGCCATTCTTTCTTTTCTAAGTCAAACACACGTAGTGCCTTTGTACTGTCAGATTGTTTGCGTGGCTTTGCATCTTCTTTAATCTCAACTTTAGGAATCTTTTCAGATTCCAATGTGCATTTCATTACACGTACAGTACCATCAACTTTTGTAAAAGTAACGGTTACTGGCGTAGATACCAATACACCCTTCAACCACTTGTGTAATTTTGGTTCAAGTTCATCGGTAACTTTAACATCGGTGTTGATCCAATTAAGTGTTTCTGTCATTTCGTTACTCCCAAAATTGTTTTAGCACGTGCAACCAATTCTTCGTCACTATCGGTGAATCGGTAACCTTCTTCAATAAGTCTCAGTGTGTAAAATTTGTTAAATAACACACCAAACAATAGTGCAGTTAACATCCACAACGGCAAAGTAAACATGTGAAAAATAAGACAAATCAATGCCATAACTAAGTTGCCACGATAGAGTGGCACGACCCAGCCAAGACTAAAGATTCCTAAGAAAAAGTAACTATAACTAAAACCGATATATCCTTGCTTGACGATACCAGTTTTAGTATGTGTCATTTCAATCGCTCGTGCCATTTTTTTCTTTCCAGGGTGTAAAAAATGAATTTACTTTTTGCTCTTCGGACCACGAACTGCAATAATCATTATCCTTATCACATAAAGTCAAGGCTTCGTCTTTTGTGACGATACGATGGCTAATGATTTGTTCACCAATGTGTTCTTGGCTAAATTCCTGTGCCTCATTCATAGTGACAGTATCTAGTGCCCACTCACTTTTATCGTTACCATAGTCATCGGTACCCGTTGGTACTTCAACCATGTAACGTTGCCGGAATGTGCTTATTGCTTCAACTAGCACCCATTGTGTTTCTTTTTTTGTCATAGTATATGATCCATCTTTGTTGTCATGCCACTCTAATACGTCACCCTCTTTCCAACCCGTTTCTGCTAGCATATCGGGTGGAAACTCTAAAATGCAATCACCTGTTTCGGGATCGTCTTGTAATTCAACTGTCCAAGTTTTCATTATGTTAGCATCCTAGTTAAGCCTATCGTATCAATGGTTGTTAACAATATGTAGTTAGCAAGCATCCCAAATGATTTCCTAGTAAAACTAGCCCAAGCATACATAGCACAGCCAGCAATCCAAGCAGGATACAAGTAAAGAAGAGGTGGATTGGGTACAGTGAAAGCCATCGCAATGCTACAGCCAATTGAAATTGCCCAAGCCAAAACTTCAATAAAAAAACGAAATCTGTTAGTTTTGTAATCATCTTTGATCCAAGTAAAAATTCCATTTAAAATGTTATTCATGTTGTTCTTGCTTATTACTATCAATTGCGGCTTGCAATACTTCTACCATCAATTGATTAAGAGTGATATCTCGTTGATGCGCTAGCTTCATCATAGCAAACAACTCCTCATCATTCAAATCTAGTGGTACACTAACACGTGTATCATATGGTTGACCTTTAAAAATAGCATTTGCTTTTTCTAAAAAGTCTTGTTCAGTTTCCAGATCAACCCACTTGATGTTATCCCATGCCATGTCACAATCCACATTGCGATAAGAAGCCTCGTCAAACATAACTTGTTTAGTGTCAGGATTCAACCATCGATAAGGGCGATTGTCTGACTCCTTGACCTCGACGGACACTTCGTAAATTTCCTGTGTCTGAGAATCAAAGATGCAAGATCCCGTTCCATAGTTACTTTCGTAATCTAAATAACGGGCGTTAGGACCATAACAGTTCCAAGTGTATTCGCTACCACCAGTGATACGATGTTCAAAATTTTCGTTTACGTCTTTTAGGTTCATTTGGTTTTCCTTTGAGTTTTCTTGATTCATGTAATTTTATAAGTTCATTGTATATGAACTCCATTACTTTGTAAAGTACTTTGGCATCCTTTTCAGTCATTCCTGATTCTAATGGATTAGAATTATCTGATTTTCGTAGTCCAAAATCATGTCTATACTCCAAACACATCATATGAATGATTTCTTCTTTAGTTTGTTTCATTATTTGCCCATGTGGCTTTTTTATTATCCCAGTGTCGGTTGTCATAAATTTGTAGACCGATTGAGTATCCCATAAATCCTATTTCCATATCTATTCCGCCATGATCCTTACGAAAATTAATTTCAACAGTTAGTCTAACCAGTACCGGATCTTTGTAAAGACTTATTTCCCAAAATTTATTTTTGATAAGGCGACCAGTTTTAGAAAATAAATTTTTAAATTTATTAGACCGAGGATTTTGAATGTTAAAGCTAAAATAGATCATAGGATTTTCTCTATTGCTATTATAGCACTCAACGATATTATGTATCAAGTGCTTTTGGGTAGTGACTTCTATGCAACCATCCAGTGGTCGTCTTCTTTGTACTCAATGGATTCACTTCCATCATACTCATTTACTCTAAACAACGTACCTTCCGGTATCCATTCTACTTTTAAATCTTGCATACCACCTGTGTAGATTTCAGGATACTTTAATGTTACATATGTTTCCAATTTGTCCCACATTTCTTTTTCAACCAACTTTACGATTGCTGGATCAAAAAGAATTTCGGGATGTGCATAGTTCCAGGTGTACCATCCTGCACCAAAGCCGGGACTGTACAACACCGCTACCTTTCCATCTTCATTCAACTTGTTCATTCTATATTCCTAAAAGTTCGCCAATCATCAACGTTTGGCTTTTCATCTTCATCATATGTCCAACCTAATGCTTTCATCATACGATGCTTGACAAGTAGGTTGGGGCTACGAAATCTTCCGGTATCTTCAAAGCCCATCATGACACCAACTTCACATACAGCACCACTACGGCATATACCTGCATAACAATGAACAACAACGTTCATTCTATTGTCTTTGGCATGTTGTAGTAATCGGACTAATTCGTTTGCTTGTTCTTGGCTACATTTCATAGCTTCCTCAAGTACAAAGTCATTACGTTCTACATCTAAGAATTCAAAATTGTGAATTTCTTTAAACTTGTGAGCAGGTGTTGGTCTCCAACTAGCAGGATCTACGATGCTAATTAGCATACTATTTTCGCCGGCATCATGATGAAACCTAGTAGGTATATCTGCCGCCGCTACATTTTCAATCCACATTTAAATTACCTCGTATTATTTGCTAACTCTTTGTAGCCAGCTGTACTTGGATGTATTCCATCCGCTTGTAATCGTGTAACAGGTAATACAATATCACTGTATTCGTCTGCAACTAACCGTACCATTTGTTGAATATCATTCACTGGTACGTTGTTCTTTGGGTTCACCCCTGAAGGTAAAATCCAAAACACACGTTTAGCTTTAGTCAGTTCCCGCATAGTACGCAACTCCTTTACAGTTTTAACGCCCATGTGGTCGTTACTACCCAAACTAATAATTACTGTATTTGCTGACAGGTTTTTGGTAATGTAGCTGTTTACCCATTGTCGAGAATTAATCCCACCTTTAGCATAAGCCACACATTCAGGACGAAATTGTGCTACTCCAACTGCAATACTATCACCTAAAATTAAACATTCTAACATATCATTCCTTACTGTATAGTGGAAGTTTGATATTCAACTCCACCCATCTTTACCATTGCTACATGCGTTACCAATTTTAGAAACTCATCCATTTCATCGGAGGATGCTGCCGCATGCGGTAGTTCCCCCTGTATTACTTTCCACAAACGGGCAATATCATTTTCATCAAGCCATGTGTCAACAGTTTTCATTATATAATCCTTTATAGCTCTAGTGCTCTACGTAATAGCAGTTCTTGTTTAGAAAATGCATCAATTTCCCAAGGCATGTCTAAGTACTTTGTTTTTTTACTGTAGCGTTTACCTTTCCACATCCTAACTTCATTCGGAAGAAGTTTCATTTGACCTTTAGCCAATTGTTTAACGTGTACCATTTCATGTGCTAGTGTGCCCGACATATCTATCAAGCTCATAGGAGTAAGCCGTTTTGGTGGTTTGATTAATACTATCATACAGTCTGCTACTTCAATGTTCATTGTAGAACCTTGAAAATTTTTGTCTAAGTCTTTGGTAACTTTTACTAGAACCGCACGTTTGCTATTAGTAAGTCCTAACTGTTTAATAAACGAAGGCATAAGAGATTCTAAAAACTTTTGTATTTTTACATTCGATGATTCAATTTTATATTCCATCAGATCAATCTCCTGAGTCAATTTGATAACGATCTCCACAATGTTTACACGTGTAACCTGTTAAACAACGGCCGTCGTTGGTACTTGTATAACTATGTGTACAAGGCACACCTTCATTGTTTAATCGTACTTCACCCTTAGCGGTACTGTACATATACTGACCTCCGCAATTGTGACAACTACGATGTGTCATATCTTTATTCCAAGAATAACTTTTTTCTTGTTCTGTCAATTCAACTTGACAAGTCCCGTTACAAACAGGGCATACTCCATATCCGTCTCTCATACTATACTCCTTAACTATAAGCCTTAACAAGACCTATCAAACATGTTACGATTGCCACCATATTGACAACCAATTGAGGACGATTCTTTACACGAATAGTCCAAGTCATAAACATAATAGTACCTAATGTGAATGCTACAATGTTGTAGGGGTATGCATCAGGACCTAGTGAATTACAAACGTGTCCAATGATAATGAATACTGCACCTACCCATTGTAAGATATCATTCAACTTCATTAGAAACCATCCTTTATAATAATTGCTAGACCCATCACAATGACGGGTAACATTACGATACACAAATTAATATATGCTTGCATTTTACAGTCCTACACTTTTCTTAATTACATAACGGGCGATCTTTTCATCAAAGTACATACGAACACCATCTTTGACAGGATCTTGAACTACGATTTCACCCAGTTCAGTAGCAAGGGCTTGCGTAAACTTTAGTAGAATACTATAAGTGTCCTCAGATTGACTCAAAGGATCACGATCCAAAATTTGTACTGTATCGTTAATTAATTTTTCAATTTGTGTGTTCATTACTTTACTCCAAATGTGTTAAGTGCAGGTTGTAAACTGTTGATTAATTCTGTCTCACGTGCATGAGCAGGACTTTTACCTCGGACAACTTCAACGACTCCGAATACAAAACGCTCGGCGCCTTGTTCACGCAAAGCACGACTCAGACCCCAGTTTTTGTTTTCTGTCAAGGCACGTTGCATATGTTTTTGCATACGACGGGTAAGTGTCTTGCGAACATTGCCTGCAAAGCACATAGCAGTCAAGCCGATGTAGTAGTCAAGTGTCACTACATCTTGGATGTAATAGATAACTTGATTACGATCAGTTCTACGTTTGCGGTTGTTTTTCGAGTTCATGTATGTATTATATACCCGAACCCATTTA